GCAGCCAAAATTTTTTATCCAAATTCTTATAGGTAGTATTTATACCTAGTGGTTGCATAACCCAGTTAATAGTTGCTTTACGCAGTTTATCAAGACTTGGTGAAATATCTAGACCAAGTTCTTTACACACAATACTATTAGCCGCGACATGAATCTGTTCGTCTCGTGACACATCGGCACTTACTGTTCGCATTCCAGCGTCACCATTAGCGCGGAAGAATGGTAGAAGAACGAAGAAAATGCTACGCTCGGCCACCATTGCTTTCGTAATCGTGTGATCAGGATGCGAGATCCATGCATCGCGTAACCGTAACGCTTCGGCTTCAGCTTTTTCATCCACCCCGTAAGCATTGGCGATGTAACCAAGAGCCACGTCGTGGTTTTCCTCGTCTTTGACATTTGATAGGAGTAACTCCCGTGCCATGTCTGGAACTTCATTGGCAAGTGCATCAGTGATAAAATCTCCCACAGGTAGTTCCATGTGTCTTAAGGCAAGTGCACGGTGGATTGTCTCCTCCGCACCTTCCTTGCATGTACCAGCAGTTGTCTGTACTGGTGTCCATTTGCGCTTCCGCGCCATTAGTTTTTCGTAAGGGTTCATTCTTGACAATCACATTGAGGTTCATTTAGTAAATCGTTCAGGTAATCATCAACATCAACATCAGCTAGAGCAGCATACGCATCGGTCTTATCCTGAACATCGCCCATTACTTGCAATGAATAATAAAGCGAGGTTTGTGGAGACCTTAGCCACTCTTCAATGAATGATTCATCCATGATAGCCAAATCTGACCACCAGTTATATGAATATCCATGGAGAAGTCCACTGGTTTGGTAGAGAGACATGATGCCATCGGCAACACGTTTATAATTCTCCCATCCTACTTCACTGGCGATTTCTACGTCACCATATGAGTATGTTTGCACTCCAAAAGTGCCTGAGTCTCGGTCTACAGTACGACCAATAGGTGGTGCAATTTCTGGGGTACAAGTAAAGCCATCAGCATCCTGTGAGCGATAGCTACAAGACGCTGTAGGAGCGATAGCAAACGCTCTGACCATATTGTACTCATGTGCAATAAGAGAGGCATCACGGATTCCTGCAGCAAGTTGTTGTACAAGAGAGAATGCAGCAGTAGCTTCTACTTTGTTACTGTTGTACTGCTCTAATGCACGACCAAACTGCTCATAGCTTACGCCATATCGTCGCAGCAGATTGGCAAGACCAAGTACACCGAGACCAACCTGACGATCTGTCTCTGATGGTAGGTACTCACCGCTATCTCCTATACCTGTTTTACCATGCAGTTCACATAGTTCTTTCATACCTTCTGCAAATGCAGTAGGGATTTGATCGAAACTACATGCACCCAGGTTCACGTGTTGTAAAAGACAAGTACCACGACTAGGTAAATATACTTCCAAGCACACATTACCTCGGATACGTTGTGTCCCTTGGTACTTTACTTTGTTTAGCCAAATGTCACCAGCCTTGATACCTTGGATTAGCAAGTCTCGTAGCTCTTGTGACATATCATCCCACCATTCTTGTGTGATGTTAACGCAACGTTTGACCCAAGGTAGTACATCACGTGGTGTTGTGATGAACTCTTTTAGGTCAGCATGTTGAGCGTCAATATGTAAAACTATTGCTCCGTTTTTATATTTTCCGCCCCTTCTGAGAGTTTCGTTAAGAGCCGAATAGATTCGTCCAAATGATACAGGACCACTCGCAACGACGCCAGAGTCTCTCTCGAAGCCTCGTGGGTCAAGTTCTGATAAGTGGATTGCAACGCCAGCGCCATTGCGGAGAGCGTGACTAGCGAACTTCCAGGATGCTTCGATGCCATTGGGACCTTCCATTTGATTTGATACGTTCATAACCGTGCACGACACGGGGAGACGGCCATCTGGATCATCGATCCACGATTGAACACGACCAGTTCTAGAAATTAATTCGCTCATTTTACAAGATCATCGAGATTAGGTGGTTTATAGTTTGGTCCTTTTAACACCTTACCGTCGGACCGTCGGATAGGTTTATTATCTAATCCAAGTTTAGATAGGTTTGATTTATGAACACGGTCTAGTGCTTCTTCTAGATCCCATTCCATGTTTTCTGCATATTGAAAGCAGACATAAACAAGATCAGCTAGTTCCTTAAGTTCATCTACATAACCTTCTTCGGTTGCTGCATACATGAACTCTTTGAACTCTTCAACGATCAAATCCCGTTGCATAGTCCGGCTCCCCGTAGAGTTCGGGATCCCATATGCTGTCCGAAACTGAATTGCTTGATCCGAAAGTGATTGTTTTTGTAGATGTTGTGTTGTCAAGTTCATTCTCAAGATAGTGGATAGCCTTTTTAAGGTCAGACGCTTTCGTGTTAGCATCTTTGTAACCGGCTCGGCAAGTATATTTAATAACATTACCTAGGTGGTAGTTGAGGTTTTGATCTCGGATAAAATCCCAGACTTCTATTGTTCCTCTAGTGTAGTGTGCGGGAGATTCCATTGGGCGAGTAGTTGTCCTACGTTGTTAGTAAGAATAAAGTTAGTTTTTTGTAGTTGCAAAAACAACTCTATCATCTGATCAGGAGGACACCGCTTTAACAGCTCCTCCATTCTTTTCAGTTTAAACTCTTGTTCTAGAGTTATGTCAGTCACTGGCATTGGTGGGAGTCCATAAGATGGGTCTGTTCTCTTTGAAGTCATAATCATCAGCAGTTAGTATCTTAGCTAATCGTGCATTGAGTAGTGCTTCGTCACTTGTAAGACCTTTAGACTCAAAAGCTTTAACAACGCTATCCCAAGTGTAGCCATGTTCAGAAAAAAATTTTACGCTAGTTTTTACGCCGAATCCTGGAGCGCCTGAGTAACCATCTGTGCTGTCACCAGCAAGAGTTTGGATAAGAAACCATTCCCAACCAGATTGTTTGTCTATTGTAAAGGTTTCATCTAGATTGTACAGAGTACCAGGTATTTGTTTCATGTCCTTGTCAGGGGACACAATTACACATTCATCATTTGATGTGGCATGAATACCCATGGCATCATCTGCCTCTAGTTGTGGCATCCTGATAACACGATAGTGATCATGTAATTTGTAGATTACTCGTCTGTATCCACAAGGTTTCTTACGATTTCTGTGACCTTTGTAAGATTTTTCAACCGACTTACGAAAATTAACAGCATCACTAAAGAACAGAATAACATCTGGATCGAAGAAAGCTGATTTAATTTTATTGAGTTCTCTAGTAACATTAGCATATGCTTCACTAAATCTACTGCCGACCATGATTACATCATCACCCCAATCAATGTCATACTCAGCTGATGCACATGCTTTGTAGACAATGTAATCAGCATCGATCAGTAGAGTAGTCATTTACCTTGACCCCTACTCATCTTGCGATCACCTTTAGGTCTTGATAGTTTACCTTGACCTTGGGTTGTTTTTTTCTTAGTAGATTTAATCTCCTGTGCGTTCTTCTTTGAATAAAGCATTAGTGGGTTTCGCTCCAGTTGTTTCCGGTGGTTGCTTCGGCGTCGATTCGACACCTGATGTTGTAGTATTCACCAGCTTCTGTACTGCTAAGTACCAAGGATGAACATAAGTCTGTGGCGTGCTCGGGAGAACACTCGAATTGTAATTCGTCATGAACAAATGCTAGTTGTGAACAGCATAGTTTTAGTTGTTTAATGTTGTGTTGATTGATCAGCATCCAACGCTTTGCCAGGATTGCAGAGTTTCCTTGCAAGCAGTAGTTTAACGCTTTATGCGGGCTATCCACGATAATTTTTCTGTCATCGATAGCTTTGATGTATCCACGTTCTGAAGCTTTTTTAATTGCATCCAGGAGATCACCGAGTCCTTCAATCGCATCAACATATGCTTCTCTAATCTCTTGTCCTTTTTTCTTCGCTGACGAGGATGAAAGAAGTTTGTCATAGCTGTGTCCAATTTTTTCATTACCCGCCCCATAGAGCATCGCATAGGTTACGGTCTTTACTTGTTTACGACTGATACCTATCTTATCAGCATTAACTTGATGGATGTCACCGTTAAGTAAGATGTCAGCATAACGACCGCCATCATACTTAGCTAGGAAATGCGAAAGCATTCTTAACTCGATGCCTGCTAAATCAGCACCGACCATTACTAAACCTGGACTAGCAGTAAATAGCTGTCTAAATCTAGGATCACTCGGAACTTGAGCCAAGTTGGGGTTACGATGAGCTTGCCTAAATGTTGCAGTAGCTACTGAACAATGGTGATGTATCCGACTAGCAGTCGTAGATAGCTTCAGCCATGCGTTCGCGCCTTCGGAGATCATCCCAAGCATTTTCGTTACCGTCAAACATCTCGCAAACTGCATAGCAATCGGAGACCCAATCTCGGTCAGAATAACTTCGTCGATAACTGGTTTCCCAGTAGTTGTCTTCTGCGTTGGAGTCCAACCACAGAATGTTTGCAATATCCATGAGATGTGATCGCGTGATGTTGGATTAAGTTCTTTTAAACGTGTGAATGGAGCGTCTTTGACATAGCCTTGGGTCCGATTATTTCTCTTAGGAGTAAATATTGATCCGGCAACGTAAGGGTGCCTGTCACGTAGTAGTTGATAAGTTTGCTCAAGCTCTCGTCTGAGAGTAGATGCAAGTTCCCATGCAGAGCGTTCATCAAAGTACCATCCATGTAGTTCCTGTCTTGTGAGGATTTGGGCGGACTCATGCTCTAATTTAATC